GGGCTCTGCCGGGTCTGTCAGGTCAAAAGGGCCAAGATCACACGTCGGCCATCACGCAATGTGACGGCCACCGGAACCGCGCAAGGCGGGGATGGAGAGCAAGATGCCCAAGGGTGGACATGCCGCGTCAGGTCCTCCGCCGGACCCGAACGCACTACGAAGAGGCAGGTCGGGCGACGCCGCGACCTGGACGACGCTCCCCCGGGAGGGTCGTCAGGGCGAGCCGCCGGCCTGGCCGCTGACCGAGCAGGACGGCCGCGAGGCAGAGCTGTGGGCAAGGCTGTGGGCGACGCCGCAGGCGGTGATGTGGGAGCGCCTCGGCCAGGCGGTCGAGGTCGCGATGTACGTACGACTGCTCGCGAAGTCCGAGCATCCCCGCGCCGGGGTCGAGATCCAGAAGATCACCCGCCAGTACATGGGATCCCTCGGCTTGACCGTGGAGGGGATGCTGCGTAACCGGTGGAAGATCGAGCAGGCCGCCGCGCCCGCGCCGACCTCTGCCTCGGCCTCCGCGCCCAGGCGCCCGTCTTCGCGTGACCGGCTGACGGTGATCCGTGGCGACGGGGAATCCTGACTGGGTCGTCCGCTGGCCGACGCTGGGGTTCCTGGTCGCCGACTGGGTCAGTGCCCACTGCATCGTCCCCGACGGGGACCGCAAGGGCGACCCGTTCGAGATGTACGACTGGCAGCTGTGGTGCACCGTCAACCACTACCGGGTGCAACCGGAGGCGCATCCCGGGCAGCTCGCTCCGGCGTTCCGGTACCGCCGCTCGCAGTGCATCGCCCCACAGAAGACCGGCAAGGGGCCCTGGGCCGCCACGGTCATCTGTGTCGAGGCGCTCGGTCCGGCCCTGTTCGCCGGATGGGCCAACGGCGGGGAGCTGTGGGACTGCCGGGATTACGGCTGCGGATGCGGGTGGAGCTACGAGTACGAGCCGGGTGAGCCGATGGGCCGTCCGTGGCCGACTCCGCTGATCCAGCTCCTGGCCACCAGCGAAGACCAGGTGGACAACGTCTATCGACCGCTGCAGGCGATGGCCCGATACGGGCCGCTCGCCGAGCAGATGCGGGTAGGTGAGCAGTTCATCCGCCTGCCGAACGACGGCCGGATCGACGTGGTGACCTCCTCGGCGACGTCTCGCTTGGGCAACCCGATCACGTTCGCTCTGCAGGACGAGACCGGCCTGTACACCGCGACGAACAAGATGGTCCGCACCGCCGAGACCCAGCGCCGCGGCCTGGCCGGCATGGGTGGCCGCTCACTGGAGACCTCGAACGCGTGGGATCCCTCGGAGCAGTCGACGGCCCAGCGCACCGCCGAGGCCGCACTGAGGGTCAACGACATCTTCCGGTTCCATGAGCTGGCGCCCTCGCACCTGTCGTACAAGAACAAGGCGGAGCGGCGCCGGATCCACCGGCACGTCTACCGCGGGTCGGCTCACATCGACCTCGACGCGATCGAGGCTGAGGCGGCCGAGCTGCTCCTGGTCGACCCCGGCCAGGCCGAGCGCTTCTACGGCAACCGCATCGTCAGCGGCCACGCGGACCTGTGGGAGGGCCGTGCCGCCCCGCGCGAGGTGTCCCGCGGCACGCGGATCGTGCTGGGCTTCGACGGCTCCGACCTCGACGACCACACCGCCTTCAGGGCCGAGACGCTCGACGGCTACCAGTTCACTCCGCGGTACGGTCCCGACTCCTTGCCGTGCATCTGGAACCCCGCGGACTACGGCGGCCAGGTTCCGCGCCTGGAGGTCGACGCCGCCCTGGACGAGCTCATGGACTACTACGACGTCGTCCGGCTGTATGCGGATCCGCCGTACTGGGAGAGCGAGCTGGACGCCTGGGTCGACAAGTACGGCGACAAGCGCGTGATCCGCTGGTACACCCGCCGCCCCGTCCAGATGCACGCCGCCCTCGAGCGGCTGGTGACGGACGTCGGCAAGGCGGACAGCAGCTTCTCGCACGACGGCTGCCCGATCACCGCGCAGCACGTCGCCAACGCCCGCAAGGCCGCCCGCCCGGGTGGCCGCTACATCCTGACCAAGGCCAGCGAGGCCCAGAAGATCGACGCCGCGATGAGCTCCACCTTGGCCCATGAGGCAGCCGGAGACGCGGTCGCCGCGGGCGAGGCCCGGGTGAAAAAGCGCCGCTACACCTACACCGCGTGAGGAGGTACGTGTGCCCATCTCCGAGAAGCAGGCCGTGGCGATGGTCGACAGCCTCCTCGCCGAGCTGCAGCGCCGCCGCCCCGCGATCCGCGAGGCGGACTGCTACTACCGGGGTGACCACCCCCTGAAGTTCGCTTCCTCGCAGTTCTCGGACTACTTCGGCGACCGGTACAAGGGGTTCGCCGACAATTGGGTCCAGGTCGTGGCCGACGCCCCCGTCGAGCGGCTGACCGTCACCGGTGTGCAGCCGTACGGCGCCGACCGGGCGGACGCCGACCTGTGGCGGGTGTGGATGACCAACGGCCTGGACGCCGACAGCCAGCTCGGGTTCCTCGGCGCGGTCAACGCCTCCCGCTCCTTCGTGAGCGTCTGGCCCAACGTGCTCGACCCGGACACCCCGACGACGACGTTCGAGGACGCCTCGCAGGCCATCGTGCTGTACAAGCCCGGTTCTCGCCGGGAGCGCGCCGCCGGCCTCAAGCACTGGCACGACGGGTCGCTGGAGTTCGTCGAGCTGTACCTGCCGGACGAGGTGTGGCAGTTCGAGCGGAATCTGTGGACCGAGGACCGTACCGCGGAGCGCAACCTGATCGCCGCGGCCGACGCGCAGCGGAACTGGAAGCGCAGCGAGCTGACGCGCAACAACCCGATGCCCAACCCGCTCCGCGCCGTCCCCCTGGTCGAGCTGCCCAACCGGCCACTGCTGACGGGCGACCCGGTCTCCGATGTCACCGGCGTCATCGCCTTGCAAGACAGTGTGAACTTCCTGTGGGCGCTGCTGTTCAATGCCGCGGACTTCGCCAGCTTCCCCCAGCGCATCGTCCTGGGCGCCGAGCGCCCGGTCACCCCGATCCTGGACGAGAACGGCCAGGTCATCGGCGAGAAGCCGGTCCCGATGGAGCGCTTCGCGATCGACCGCGTGCTGTGGATCCCGGACGAGGGGGCCTCCACCACGAACTGGCCGCCCGCCGATCTGGAGGCCTACACCAAGGTGATCGAGGTCGCGGTCGGCCACATCGCCGCCCAGACCCGGACCCCCGCGCACTACCTCATCGGCCGGATGGCGAACTTGAGCGGCGACGCGCTGATCGCCGCCGAGACCGGCTTGGTCAAGCGCTGCCAGGAGAAGCAGCTGTGGTTCGGCCAGGCGCTGCGCGAGGTGTTCGCGCTCATCGCCTTGGCCCAGGGTCAGCGCGAGAAGGCGACCGCGGTGCGGGCCGGGACGGTGCTGTGGGCCGATGCGGAGTCCCGCAACGTCGCCCAGCTCACCGACAGCCTGCAGAAGCTTAAGGCCATCGGCTTCCCGTTCGAGTTCCTGGCCGGCCGCTACGGCCTCACCCCCACCGAGGTCGCCGACCTGGTGGCGATGCGCGAGGCCGAGGCTGCGATCGACCCGCTCATGCAGGCGATGAACGGCCGCCCGGGCCTCGCCGACCCGGCCGAGGTGCCGGATGGCGACGCTTGAGCAGGTAGCGCAGGAGCACTACGCCGACCAGGCATCTCTCGTGCAGCGGATGGTTGGCCTGATCCGCAAGCTGGGCCGGATGCTCAACTGGGATGAGGTCAGGTCGTGGTTCGCCGGGCCCGCCGAGATGCTGCGCCAGGCGATGGTCGAGGCCCAGCGCCTGGCCGCCCAGCAGGGCGCCGCCTACGTGTCGGCCGCGCTGCTCGCCGCCGGGGTCACACCGAACCCCGTCGCCGCGCTGATACCGGACTCTCTCGCCGGGATCGCCTCGGACGGCCGTCCGCTGGAGTCGCTGCTGGCGCTGCCGATCCGGCGCGGCCAGCGACTGGTCGAGCAGGGCATGCCCGAGACCGAGGTGACGCCGCGGGTCGTCGCCGAGCTCACGATGATCGTGCGCACCCAGGTCGCCGACGCGGGCCGGGTGGCGACCGGGGTCGCGCAGGTCGCCGACCGGGCCGTCATCGGCTACGTGCGGCAGGTGGAGTTGCCCGCGTGCGCCCGCTGCATCATCCTCGCCGGACGCCTCTACAGCTGGAGCGAGGGCTTCCAGCGACATCCG